TGTAATCCAAGATGTTTTGTATAACCTCAACCGCACTGGAGCTGTAACTCAATTAAGTAATCTAGGTAGATAATGCCGGCGGCAATATTCAAAGCTGAGATTGATTTTCAAGGCGGAGCTAGTTTTGATCCGGCTCTTGTGCTTGATGATCCTGCGACACCTTTAGATGCTGCAATATTAGGTACAAGTGCAGCAGATGTTGTAGATATAACAAGCTTTGTGACACAGTGCTACATTAGGCGTGCCTTTAATAGATCATCTGACTCATTTGTTGGTGGCAGTGCCAAGATTGTTTTTGTAGATCAGACTGGTCAATTTAATCCGGCTAACACATCATCACCTTTGTTTGGCAAAATCAAACCTATGCGCAAAATCCGCATGACTGCCGCTTTTAACAATGTCACTTACAGCTTAGGATCTTTTTATGTGCAAGAGTGGAATTACCAAAGCCCAACCGGTTTTGATCCTGCCTATGTAACTTTAAATTGTGTTGATGGTTTTCAGCTTTTGAACCTGACCACAATTACTTCAGTCAGCGGTGGTACTGCCGGCCAGACTACAGCTCAAAGAGTGACTAGCCTTTTGGATGCCGGAGAGTGGCCATCTTTTATGAGAGAGATTTCTACAACAGCTACTACTACTGTCCAGGCTGACAATGGCAACTCAAGATCTTTGTTAGCAGCTCTTCAAGAGGTAGAGCAGACTGAGGCCGGAGCTCTATATGTTGATCAAAGGGGCTTTGTTAAGTTTTTGTCAAGGACAGATATTATTACAGACTCAGGTGGCACCTTGACAAAATTCTCAGATGTGGCTTTGTCTGGAGATATTACTTATCAACAGGTTGCATTTGATATATCTGATTTTCAAATGATCAACAAAGTCACAGTCACGCCTGCTGGGTTGAGTGGTCAGACCGCAAGTGATACCACAAGCATTGATGATTATTTCCAACATTCTAGGGTTAGGTCTGGAATTATGCAGACTGAGGCAGATGCCTTACAACAGGCTCAAATGATCATTGCTTCAAGAAAAGAGCAGGGTGTTGATATACAACTTAACTCATTAACCATTGATGCCTATAGCCAAGAGGATCCGGCAAGAGTTACTGCAGCTTTAGAGCTTGATATTTTCGATCCTATTGAGGTCACCCAAACCTTACCTGCAGGCAATGTAGTAAGTGATAGCGTTATTGCCGGTGTCCAGTATCAAATCACCCCCAATTCTTTTTTAGTCACATTTTCATGTGCTCAGCCTTTTTCTGTAGGATTTTTGCTAGACTCAGCCGTTGATGGTTTATTAGATGAAGACAGTTTGAGCTACTAGGAGATATATGGCAAAACAATCATTTGTGACCGGGCAGGTACTTACCGCCGCTCAACTAACATCTCTGCAACAAACCGCAATGTCCGGCGGAGCTGCATCTGCTAAAACTGCAAACTATGTATTAGTAGCTGCAGATGCCGGTACAGCTATATCAATGACATCTACAAGTGCCACAACAATCACAGTTAATACAGGTTTGTTTGCAGCCGGTGACACAGTATTTATACAAAATCTAGGCTCTGCTACCTGCACAATCACAGCCGGTACAGCGACAGTCAATACAGCCGGCAGTTTAATCCTGCCACAATATGATGCAGGTATTTTGTATTTTGTTAGCTCATCCTCTGCAGTATTTTATGATTACATTCAAGTAGGTGCGGCATCTCCATTAACTACTAAAGGTGATCTGTACACCTTTGGCACAAGTGATACACGCCTTGGCGTAGGAGCAAACGGCACCATACTTGTAGCGGATTCTGCTGAAGCTACTGGTCTGAAGTGGCAGGCTCCACCGACTTTCCGTGCTAGACGAACAACAGCACAATCCATTAATCAAAATACTTGGACTAAAATGCAGTTATCAACAGAGGATTGGGATACTGCAAGCAATTTCGATCCAACTACCAATTATCGTTTTACTCCAACAACTGCTGGATATTATCAAATCCAAGCGGAAGCAGTTGGCGTTGCTGCTAGTGCTAGTGGTTTTAACGCAAGCATATACAAAAATGGTGCTTCTTATCTTGGCGCAAATCTAACAATAGGTGCTGATGGTTATGCAGGCATCACTATTGCTGGTCAAGTTTATTTTAATGGTTCATCTGATTATGTTGAACTGTTTGGTTTTTTAACTGCTGCTGGCACAAGAACGATAGAGGGTCGCATGGATGGCGTTTGGATAAGGAGCTAAAATGGATTTATACAATCAAATAATTGAGGCATATCCTGAACTAACAGATAAGGATTTTTCGCCTAATGGACTAATAACATTACGAAACGACAGTGATGGCGTTGGGGATTACATTGAAAAATGGGAATACTCTCAACCAATTCCAGAGGGCTTAACACTAGGCAAACCCTCAGCATAATCTTGAGGGATTGTGTAATAACTTATGATGGCCAGTATTAGAGAGCTTACAAGCCCAAACGGCTGGCCGGCAAGTGAAGATAGAAAAGTAATCGGCATACAGTCTTTTGTTGTACCTGGCACTAAAGTTAAGATTGCTTGTGCTCAAGCTGTAGCCCCAATACTGGTTGCCTTTTGTAAAGAGTTTCATGAGCTTGTAGAGCCAATAGATCAAGGTCAATTAGATGACTGGGGTTATGCCTTTAGAATGACAAGAGGCTCTGACAAAGTTTTGAGCAATCATAGCTCCGGTACAGCGGTAGATTTAAACGCTTTGAAACATCCATTAGGCAAGTCAAATACATTTAACAAAGAACAGTGTAATATAATCACATTACTAATAACTAAATATGGATTGGCCTGGGGCGGGCATTACAAAAAGCGCAAAGATGAAATGCACTTTGAGATCAAAATGGACAAAGATCAAGTCAAACAAAAAATTAAACAGTTAGGATTATGATGAAGATAAGTGCAAAACAAAAAGCAATTCTAAAATCTTATGCACGCAGCGTAGCCGCTGCCACTGTCACCACAGCTTTGGCTTTGGTAGCAGATGTGCGCCCGGAGTTATCCATCTTAGCAGGTGCACTTGTAGCACCTTTAATTAGATATTTTGATGGTCAAGACAAAGCCTTTGGCCGCAATAGCGAATGAGTCCCAATGACATGGCGGCTTTGATAGTAGCATTGATAACAATTCTTGGCTCTTTTATTGCAGCTATAAGATGGCTTGTCAAGCATTACTTATCAGAGCTTAAGCCTGACAATAATGGTCAGCATAATCTTGAGGGTCGCATTGCAAGGATTGAAAATAAGCTAGACACGCTATATGAAATCCTAATAACTAAAAACTAACCTGCATACCCTTCTCTCATGAAGACCTGCGTAATAGTGCCAACTAGGGGCAGACCTGAAAACATGGCTAGATTGGCTGCATCTTTTGTTGGTACAAATACAGCTGCAGATCTTTATGCTGTTATAGATAATGATGATCCTAAATGGAATGAGTACGCTAAAGATGACTCCTATGTTTGCATACCTGCAGAAAATAAAACAGGCGGTTGCGCACACGCTCTTAATAGTGCTACAGAGCTTTTACTTGATTTTGTTAATTATCCTTTTTATGATTTGTACATCTTCATGGGTGATGATCACCTGCCTAGATCGGCTGATTGGGACAAAGCTTTTACAAAAGCGTTAATGGGTAAAACCGGCATTGCCTATGGTGATGACCTATTACAAGGCCAAAACCTGCCGACAGCTTATGCAATGACCAGGGATATTGTTGAAGAGCTAAGAGGTATGACCTTCCCAGGTTGCAAGCATTTATATTTTGATAACTTTGTAAAACAATTAGGCATTGATTTAGATTGTTTAGTTTATCTACCAGATGTAATCATTGAACATCTACACCCGGCAGCCGGTAAGGCTGAGATGGATGAAGGCTATACCAGGGTCAATCAACCTAAATGGTATGAAGAGGATCTATTGACTCTGCAAAAATATTTGAGATCTCAAGAGTATGCAGATCTTGTACATAAATTAAAATGAGGACAAGATTAAGGCCTGTTTATACAGATAGTGAATTACAAAACATTTATTCAAAACCTCACAGTCATACACAATTTAAAGATCACATTTTAAGAGTTGCAAAAAGTATTGAGATGTTAAAAGAATATAGTGATTACAAGTCTATTGCTGATTTATCAGCTGGTGATGCCACTATAATTGACTCATTAAATGCTGAGATTAAATTCTATGGAGATTTTGCACCGGGGTATAAATTGACTGGACATATTGAGGACACAATTAAAGACATAGCAGATGTTGATTT